TGGTAGCATCGAATCGTGTGTATATCTCATGCAATCACCTTAGTGAAATTCTTTTCGTAATTCGTGTAGCCTAAAGACTCTATTAAGCCCGTGTGGTCGTGATCTACTTTGCAGCTAATCATCACCCGTTTAACATCGGCATTACGCAATACATTCTCTGCGTACTTAAACAGTCCCTTGCCAATGCCGTTACCCCTGTACTCAGGATCAACGTAATACCAATCCTCTTTTGCTATCCTGTAGCCTTTGTGACGCATATGATCGTACACAAAAAACCCAATCCATCCGACAAGTTTGCCATCAACTCGGCAAGTAATTAGCCTGTAAGACTTTTTTGCAACCGAGTACCTAAGCCAATCTATGTTTAGCTCGGTATCAGGGAAAGCATTTACTTCCGCATGGTGCTTAATAGCTAGTGGCAATAACTCGTCCACTATGTCCTCAATATGCTCAACCTTTAGGGATGGCTTCATTCCTTATACGCTTCGTATATTTGCGCTAGTGACAATGCCAGCGCTTAACTCTGCGGCTTTTAGCTGAATCTCAGCCTCTAGCTCACGAGCTTTAAGCGCCATTTGTGCCTCTGTCTTTTCCCGCATTAACTGTATCTCTGCGGCTGCTTTCTCACGCTGTAACTGAATGTCAGCCATAGCCTTTTGTTGTGCTGCCTGTACATCTGCCTGTGCTTTCTGTTGGGCAATCTGAATCTGTGCTTGTGATTGCTGAATCAGAGCCGCTGTAGTTGGGTCAGGCTGTGGCTGCTTAGGTTGTGCAAGTTGCGCCTCAATCTCAGGAGTAATCTCCTTAAAGAACTCTGCGCTGTCTGTAAACCCTGCTGCCTCGATAAACCGACCTAGCGTGCCACGATACTGTCCGACAGATACTAGCGGGTTGTTAGGACCGAACTGTTGCAGGATCGCCTCTTGTTTAGCAAGAACCATCTGCAACATAGTCATCTGCTCGGCTTTCGAGCCTGTCCCTAAACCTACCGAAATGTCTACATCGTACTGATTCGACCACTCACGAGGGTCTACAGGCACATACTTGCCACGCAAACGCATGACAGTAGGCTTGTCCTGATACTTACAAAGTAACTGTAGGATGCCTTGGAACAGGGTTTTAACGCCTGTCTCGGCAAAGATACGAGCCACTAGCTCTAGCTTGCCACCTGCCGCAGCGGTAGACGCAGCCACAGCCGCAGCCGTTACGTTCTGCAACACATCGGGGTTTAACCCTTGCTGCATATCCGATACGCCTGTGCGCTTAGCTTGTGCGTCATCCAAGTATTGCAACATTGGGAACGCTTGGGCGATAACGCTCGGCACTTGCATGGGTACGACTGCGTTAGGAGACTTCATGCGAACCACGCCACCAGGCGTAACGGTCAGCAAGTCATCCAAGTTAACCTGACCCTCTACAGCACCGACTCGGGCGTTGTTAGACAGGTAAAGGTTATCTAGCATCTGACGGACAACAGTAGACTTAATCAACTGAATGTCCATACTGCGGTCTGCCAACGATTCACCAAAGAACTTATGTGGAATCGGGATAGGGCAAAGCGAGTGGAACGGGTTGTAATCTGTTGCTACGTTGCTTAGGATGTCTGAACCTGCGTAGAATATCTGACGCAATTCAGCGATACCGTCACCGTCATAGTCTGTCATAAGATAGGCTTCGTACACCTCAATCTCTTGCATACTATGGTCAAGTGATGCCTCTTCGTCCGGCTGCTCACCTCGGCTGTATCGTGCCAATCGCTCGTCTGTGAAACTCAGGTCGTTATAAGACGGTAAGTTTTCCACAATCTCAGGGTCAAAGCCCATTGCGATAAGGTCTGAACGTGGCAACAGCTTACGATGTGCAACAAACGGACTGTCAGCAATTGATCTTGCACGCTTGCTGATTAAAAACTCTTCGGGCGGCACATTCTCTACTTTGACTGCGCCATGTTGTGTACGTTTTGAGACAATTACATCATTTGTCTGCATAACGATAGGCTGACCATCCATGCCTATCTCTTCTACTATTGTGGTGTCCTGAGCTACAACCTCACGGCTACCGTCCGACATTAGGAGCATCAACTCCTCGTCTGTCAGCCCACGGTATTCCTCTTTGGTTACATCTTCCTTGACATCCCAATAGCACTTAACCACGCCATTCTTTTGCAGGAGAGCGTCTTTAAACCAGTTATGCAGGATCGTAAAGCCTGGATTCTGCGAGTAGAACACCCAATTACAGTAGTCCGTAGCTTGCTTAGCGCCTTCCTCATCGCCTGGTCCCTTTGGCTCAAAGCGGACAATATCATCCGATTGAGTAAAGACACGCACGAGCTGTGGCAGAGCGCCATCAATAGCCTCTGCTACCTCACCCGTGACGATCTGACTGCGACCATCTACCTCGTTGCCATACGGCTGACGCAGGTAGTATTCAAGGGCTTTGGTTCTCGCTTCCGTTGTCTCTGTGTCCAGATACCCGATTGCGTTGTCGATTTCGTTTTCCAGAATCGACTTCAGTTTCCCATCGTCCATACATTTCCTCAAGCGCTTGAACACGCCTTAATAAATTATCGTACTCTTCACGAGTTACCGGATTGCCTCGGCGTTCCACAAACATTAGACCACCCACTTAGTATTAACAATGATAGGCTTACCCCATCCTGAGCCTCGTTCGTCCATACCCACCGCTAAGTAGCGGAAAGCATCTGAACCGTGGCTCGACCAATCGTGCAAAGGCTTGTCGAAAAACACTTGTCTCTTTTCGTCAAACTCTCGCCTATAGTTACGCAAACAATCCAAACCTTGCTTAACCTGTGGCACATTGAAATAACACCTCGGCAGCAGCCTTCTAACGGCTTGTATGCCATCATCTACGCCTAGCCTACCCACTACCGTACAGTCGAGTCCTGCCTCTTGTAGAACCTCTAAACGGCTCTTGCCTGTGCCTAGCTCTCTAACCTGTACATCGTGCGGTAGTAACTGAGGCGCTTTGTGCCAACCTCGGTTAGTCAACTCCCGAACGTACCAATCTAAACCTTGCCCATGATTCTCTATGTAATCCATGAGCCTTACTTCGTTATTAGCCAACTGAGCGACCCAGATAGATGTACTGTCACCCATGCCCAAGTCCCACGCAACAAATGTCTTGCAAAGGTCATCACGCTCTATCTTGTGGTATCTACCATCGGATTCTAAGCCATTCAAGATTTGACCGTAGTAGCTTCCCTCTACACTTGCTGAGAAACTACACTCGAACTCTTGGTTGTACTTATCCTCACCCATCTCACGCTTGGCGGCTTCTAGCTCAGACTCAAGTACAAGTTTGGTCTCGCTCGCCTTAAACTCAAGCATCTTCCAGTTAGGCTCTACCTCTGCTCTATCCCGCAAGTCCTTAAAGTGGTTCTGACCTTTAGGTGTGCCGATAAACATTGCCCAGCCTTGGCGATCCGCTAGGGCAGGGCGAACAATCTCATTCCATATCTTAGGGTTTTGGTCTGCAATCTCATCTAAGATCACACCATCAAAATACTGTCCACGCAAGCTATCAGGGTTATCAGACCCGTATAACTGTATCCTGCGATCCCAAAAGTCTACACGCATCTCGGCAATGTTAGCCTCTGCGCCTAGCGGTCTTGTGTAATGAAGCAGGTAATCCCACGCTACCCTCTTAGCTTGAGAGTATGTAGGTGCAATATATGCAAACCTTGGACGCTCTCTATCGCACTCGATAGCAGACTTAATTAGCTGATTGATAGCCGATACTGTCTTGCCCATCCTACGATGCGCCACTACCACCACAAAGCGGCTGTCATCCATCGCCTTGTGTATCTCTAGCTGCGGCTCTCTGGGTGAGTACGGTATCTCGATTACTTTTGCCATGTAATTACGGCTTGAATCGGCGCACCGTCTTCTCCGCTTACTTGCAAAGGTAGCAACTTAGGATAAATGGTTGCCCAAAATGCACGCTCGTTAGCAGGGTCTTCCTGCGCCCATGCCATTAGCCTATCAGCACCGCCTAGACCTTCCGCCGCTTGTGCAATAGCTTCCTTAGCGGATGCAGTAGTCCGGTTAGGAGAGCCTTTAGGTCTTCCCCTACCACGGTTTGTTAAATTGTCTTCCTGTATTTTATTC